AATTCGTAAGCGTAGGACAAAGCCTTCCCAGCCATGTAGGCTGAGTCGGATAACGCCTGGTTAGAGCTCACACGGACGTTGAAGCGAGCAAGAGCTTTGCCGAGCAGGGGCATCATGCATGGCCTTTCGCCATACATGCAAAACCTGCGCGACAAAAACGTCATTTCACCCGAAGGTGATGGCGTTTTGCCCTTGAGCTTCATCTTCCAGTGATCCCAGACCCAAGCGGTCCAATCCACACAGTCGACTGGCTTGCTGACCATCGCACTCATATCGTCACCTAGGGTGTCGGCGTCAGCCTCAGCCCCTATACGATTACAGTAGCGTGCGAATATAGTCGCATCCAACACCGTGTTCCTCGGTGTCGTTATGGTCGTGCCAGTCGGCAATTGGTTGGCCAATTGCGCCGTGTGACCGAATTCAAAATTCTTAGTCGTAAAAACCCGCATGTCGCTTAACAGTTTGCGGAACCACAGAGGTGCCCCGACCTTCTCACAAAAGGCGTCAAAAAGTTTGACGACGCCCTTACGTTGATAAAGATCATTGGAACTAAAGTCCCCCTCTGCACCGTTCGTGAACCTTGATTCATCGAGGTGCCGCGCCAAGTCCAGGTCCGTCTTTTTATAGGCGAACATGAACTTGACACTGCCGAGCTTCGATTTCAAAAACAGTTCATCCAACCTCTCACACAAGACCATGGCTACTGGTCCAGTGAGTGCGTTGAAGTGGTCGTTGCCAGCGTAAATGAGGCGTGGAGCCCAATCGCTGGAATAGCGTTTGAGCAGCGCCTCAGGCTTGACCTGAAGTTGTTTTTGGCCGAGATACCCAGGTTCGTCAGACTCAAACAGCTCACGATGGGCTTTCACCATTCGCTTGCGCTTGTTTTCGTCGAACTTGCTGAGCCATCTCTCGAACAAAGCATCGTCTACCTCGAATGATTCAAATTGCACATTTACAGCCCTCCACATGGAGCAGGCTGCCTCCAGTTCGACCGGATCAAGGTCTTCGGCTGGATCAGGTTGAGCATTGGCACGCTTATTGAACGCGGCCAAGTATGACTCAAAATTATGTGCATGGCACACTACCGGTTCAGCACCTTCAAGAAGTGGCCCCATTTGGTTGGTGGGACCGACGAATTCATCTTTGAATTCAATGAAATCGTCAAATTCTTGAGGCACCTTAGGAACGTAATCCCTAATTGGGATTACATGCAGCTGTCCAGCGATGGGAGCGACTTCGTCAAAGTCGTCCCCATGGTGACAAGCAATCGGTTGCGCCCGTGACCTCCCAGGTTTCGCCCGTTTCCGGGCGGCCCTAGTGAAACGGCCAGGCA